CTGCCCCGAAACCTATCTGCTGTATCTCTTCTCGTCCAGCTTTAAACGCGTCATTAAGTGCTAACTGCGCTCTAAGAATAGCGTTGTTAGCGTTTATTAGACGGTCACGATTAGTCTCAATGACTCTTGCAAGCCTACGCTCAGCATCCTCAATCTGCCGGGTGTTGTCTATCGCACGGCCCCCGCCCCCAGTTTGCCCGAGCAAACCCAAAGCTTCAGAGACTCCTTTAAGCGCCAACTTGGCTGAAGCCATACCTATTTTTATTGCCGAAAATACGCTACCCAAAACAACAATAGAGGATGCAGCACCACCGGCTGAGCCAACAAGTGCGCCCAGACCACCAACAAGACTGGAAATTCCACCAACAACAACAGAAATTGCCGGACCAACAGTGTAAGAAACTCGAACTAGTTTTGTGTACTGAAGCCTAGCTGCCTCAGCTCCGGGGACGGCAGACTTAATCCCAGCAGAAAACTTTGTGAAAGCATTTGAGGATTTTGTTACTTTTTTGAAGCCTTGCGTGAAGGCCTCCCCCATTCCCTCCCCAGAACGTCGCGCATCCCGGTCGGCGTTCTTAAAACCCCTCTGAAGGTCTTTATTTATTTTATCCGTCAGAGAGTGGACAATGATGTATGCGGAACCAACCACATTATCAATTGCCACAATAAACTCCTTAGTTCATCGGAGCATCGAGAATGTTACCAAAAGGAACCTCAGATTCGCCATTAAAATTAGTTGCTGGCACAAAAGGTTTTACTGATTTTCTTTTTGGACTAAAAGGCTCAATGTCTGACAAATTATCTTCAGGCTCGACATCAAAGGGTATCTGCCTGTCACCACTAGCACTATTCAATTTTACTACGTTATTGGTGTCACCATCGGTATCAGGATTGCCAGGCAACAAATAGCCGTAAGAATACTCTGTTTTATACAACTCACGATACAAGTTTTCACGTACCTTGACACGTGCTTCAGACTCAAAAGAGCTAGAGCTTACCAAATCTTGCTCAAAGTAATAGTGCAACACATCAAGCATGTCTGCACCTTCCATGTTTGCAAGGTCTATCTTGTCCACAATACTTCTACCGTGGACATACGGCCAAAGGTCTATTCCCCAGCCGAGGAGTCCTCTGACCGCTGCGTAGGGCGTTCAGTGTACTGCTCAATCAGCCATCCGGTAATTTCACCAAGAGTCTCAACTGAAACAATTTTGTCTTTGTCGTGGAGAAGCTCTTCGAAACGCGCATAGCTTTCATCCAGCAGGACACTGCTAAAAAACTTTTCAATAAGCTCAAGGGACACACTAGAATCTGCATCCTGAGACATGGAAACAATCTCCATTAAAACTTTTCCTTGGACCTGTTTAATGCACTCGAAATCTTCACCCTGAATTTTGAATGATAGGGGCTCAATGTCTTCCAAGTTAGTAATACCGAAATCTTTAAAACGCGCCATCTTTTTCTCCTTATTATGTGTGACTCATTGTGTCACTGACCAGTGTACTAGACTTTTACAAGATAAAGCTGGTCTGAGAGATATCTGTTTGGCTTTGTTCCAGGGTGCATAACCGCTCTAGAGTAGATAATTCTTGCTCCAACTCGGAAACGCAAAATGGGAGCCTTTTTAGGGACAATAAGGTGAGGTCTTGTCCCCTCGTGGTGCATATATGCATGTTTTTCTTTAGAACCAATCCACATGTACTGTCCTGAAGCGTTTCTATAGTGAATCATAGTAATTGACTGCTTCAAAGCCCCCGTGTCAACACCAACCTGCCTTCTTGCAGCTGTGACAATCTTCTTCCCTCTTTTAGAGAGATAATCTCCAACAGGGCCATATGGGCTATTAAGGTAGTGGTCTAAAGCTGCCTTATCGATGACAATCTTTTTGACCGTAAACGCGAAACCGTTTTGGGAACCACCTCCTGCGCCACGCCCAGCATTTCTAACCCCACTAGCCAAACGCCTAGCCACACCAATAAAAGGACTATCAGGAAACCCATATGTCATTAGGGCACCGCCATAGTAATCTGCATAGCCACACTCTGAAAGCCACCAGAAATTTCGCCCGCCGTAACTGTGGCGATAACTCCTGGACCATACACACCCTCATCATCCCACTGGTCAAGAAGATTAAGGGAGTGCATCAGAATCCACGCATCGACAGCAGTAATTTCGGAAGCTTTCTGGATTTTACTTGCGTCAGGTACTTGACCTGTTTGCCCAATAATAGGAGCTGGCCTGGTGACCATAATTTCTAGCACCGCACTACGGGGTTGATTACATCGCTGGGGAGAAGATGCTTCATCCCCAGGGGCACCCAAATACATTTGAGTAAACGACACAACCAGCTGTTCACAGTCGATAGCCGGAGTTGTCATAGTCCAATAGCGACGCTTCGGGACAGGAACACTGTACGACTCGTACAGTGCAACAACTCGGGAAAGTAGACCATTCATAAGCGCCACTAAATCTAAAGCAGACTCGTCTAAATCAAGTGTATTAATATCGATGTCTACTGCCATACTGTGTCCTTAATTTAAATAGTCATGTCTACAGTAACATTACCAGAGGCAACGTATGCTGTAGTCCCATCTTTTGTTGCATACAGGTCCCAAGCCCCCGAATTAACAAGGGTTAAAATTCCGTATGCTTCACGATAGGGCACTGTAAGAGTGATGTTCCCTGAAGCAAAAGAAACAGAAGACGCTGAAAGAGATTTAGATTTAGTTCCACCCTTGCTTCGCAAAACCAGGTCAGGAACCCACCCGGCCTCATCCACAAGAAAATCAGCAGAAATGTCGGTCAAATCAATTGTTACTGAGCCACCATTTTTAGACACAACAATGTCTATAGCAGAAACATCAAAATAGAGGGGCTCAGGGCTGTACCTACGTGCCCGAGGAATGTCGGGAGAAAAAACTTTTGACCTCTTTTGGGCTTTATTAGGGTTATTTGTTTTGAGGAACAAATCTACTTCATAAATTCCTAGACGCATCTCCTCGAGAAAATCTTGAGAATCCAGAACCGTATACGTCACACCCTGACGACTTACCGAAGTAACTCTTTGCGGAAGGGCACAGTCGCTGTCCCCCGTCCACAACTTAATAAACTCAATAGCAACCCGCCTAGCCGCCATTTTTCCAAAAACAGGTGGCTCTGCACCGTATGTGTAGCTAATTTCAATATCAGCAGGAACAATCAGTGCACCCTCAGAAAACTGCACAGTCGAATGTTCTACAACATAGTACCTGTCGGGGTTAACAATATCTCCACCAACATTACGAATAGTTTTTATTTCCTGCACAGGTTGCCCGCGAAGACGAATCCTAGTTTCAGCAGAAACCCACGGCTCAACAAGTTGCAAAGCTTTGTTCACCCTAGAGTTGAGGATGGCAGCTTCCTGAAGTAGTCGAGTATTGATTAGCGGAGCAAATCGAACATATCGTTCAGTAACTGTGGTGACACCAGTGTATTTACGACCAGAAAGAGCCCACATTATGTATGAAGCTGAACGAACCGCTTCTTCCGCGTACTCTGAGTCCTCCCACTCTAGTCCTAGGTCGGCAACCGTCACCCAAAGTCCTGTGCTCATTTAACTCTCCTTAGATAAGAACGGGTGGCACACCATTCAGTATGCCACCCGTCCAGCCAACTGCTAATTAGGAGGTGGGGTCCTCGCTAGAAGAGATGACGTAGTCGATGTCATCATCAGCATTGTAGCTGATGTTTCCAGGGACGTTGAATGTTCCATTCTCGTTAGCGTCAGGAAGTGTATCCACTGCGCGAGAATCTGGGGCAACTACTACGGTTCCAACGGGGCTGACAGCTCGTGAAGTAGCATCAGTACCGGTGTTTGGATACGTAAACGTGGTACTTGATGGGGTGTTAGCAATCTCATAGGTTCCTGTGAAGCCAAACAACGAGTCAAACGTCGCAGTCCCCGTACCTGAAGCGGTAGCGTTCAGTGAAGAAGTTACTGTGAACTCAGTTCCTGTTGCCGAAGCAAGAACAACCGCTCCATTAAATGTGCTAGGGGTAAGCCCAGCAACTGTAACAGTGTCCCCCGAATCGAACGTGTTATCACATGTATATGTGATGGTAGTTCCATCTCCGGTAGCTGCTGTAACAGACTCGACAACCTCTGCACCAGTAACTGTAACAACCTCGCCAGCGACAAAATCGTGGGCGGTTGCAGTGGTGAGTGTTGCAATGTTGTTGATGCGAGCTTTGTTAGTGGCAGTGTTAGATATTTCACCGTGCCACGTAAAGAACCCGTTACGACCAGTAGGTGCCCAGTAGTTGCGAGCATAGGTGTAGGGGCGCTCAGCAGCAGATGGGAACTCCCAGCGGTCATCAATTCCGTCACCAAAGTTGATGTTACCCAAGCCATAACCCTCAAAAGTGTTGGCGAGCATACCGTTTTCGATAACTCGGTCACCACTCTGACGCATCTTCACATAGGGGAAGACCCAGTGGAAATACGGCAATGTTGCTGACTTCTTACCATCTTTAATGGCAAGAGACCAGGTTTCAATTGCCACACCGTTACCGGCAGGGTCGTCACCAACTGCGGGTGCGGCCCAACCAATGCTACGGTTGTTGGGGCTAGCAAATGTTCCCAGGTTTTTGCGAAGCAAAAGACCACCGGAAATAAGGTTAGTGAGCTCAGGGTCGGGCTCACAGATAGCAAGTTCCATAGTGATACGTTTGAGTGTATCAGGAGACTTGTAAGTCACACAAACGGAACCGTTTGCAGACTTTTCGGTCATTTCATCGCCCTCTTCGTACTCAGGGGTAAATGAAATGCGCATGAACGCGGAAGTGGTATAACTGTCACCAGGACCGTTTAATAGGTTGCCAGTAGCATCTAGGCGGGTAACACGAATAGACACACCTTGGATGCTTGCGGCATAATCTTGAGTAGCCATATGTA